CTCCAGCGCCTGCTCGCCGCTTCGCAACAAGGTGCGCAGACCGCACAGACCCTGGCCACCGCCAACAAGGATATGGCCGCAGCCCCCTTCTAGGATAAGGCGCACGAATGTCGAAGCTAATCAGGCCCGCCAAAGTCGGGTCCAAACTACACCAGCACGCAGAACAGTGGGAGCGCGGACAGGTCCGTAGCTTTGCTGTGTGCGCGATCTACGAGGACGGCACAGTCACAGCGGACTTCGATGTCGAGGACATCAAGAACGTCGGCGAACTGAACGCGCTCGGCGCGGCCGTGGCCAATCTGCACGGACACCTCAAGACGCTCCGGGCTCAACGGTTCTCGTGAGGCACCGCCCCCCTGAAAAACTGCTGCGCAGGCAACTGGCCGTGCGCCGGCTGTTCCTCAAGGAAGGAGCGCCGTCACGCGACGCTCGCATCTTCATCTGGCTGATGAAGCGCGCCTGCCACGCGACGCGCGGGACGCGCCTCGTCGTCATCGGCGGCGACGGTCAGGTCGATCCGATCGCCACCGCCGCTGCTGCATCCCGCCGCGAACTCTTCGACGAGTTCGTCCAACTCCTAAACCTCGACGACTACACCGTCACCAACATCACCCACGAAGAGGAATGACACGATGACCACCGGAGCCGAAGCCCTTGCTGGCGTTGAACCCGCCGTCGAAACGCCCGTGATCGAAGGCCAGGCCACGCCGGTCGCCGAGACGCCCGCTGCACCCGCCCCGGCTGACAAGCCGTGGTACGACGGCATCGTGCCAGCCGATAAGGCGACCTACGTCGAGGGCAAGCACTGGAAGGGTCCGTCCGACCTGTTCGACAGTTACGTCAGCTTGGAGAAGACGCTCGGCCTGCCCGCCGACGTGCGCGCCGACACGCTGCTCATCAAGCCCAAGGCCGACGCCAAGCCTGAGGAAACCGAAGCCTTCCTGACCAAGGCGCTCGTCGGCTATGTGCCCGAGAAGGCCGCAGACTACGACATCGGCATCAAGGCCGAGGACATGCCGCCCGAAGTCCAGACGTCGCTGGACTGGATGCACGCCGCAGGCACCCCGCAACCCATCGCCGCCAAGATTGTCGCCGAGTACCAGAAGAGCCTCGCTGCCGGCGAAGCTGCGTTCGAGAAGCAGTCGATCGACGACATGAAGTCGCTGGCCGGCGAGTTCGGCGAGAAGTTCAACGACATGGCCGAGCTTGGCCGTCGCGCTTTCAAGGCCGCAGAGCAGGACGCTGGACTGACCAAAGAGCAGGTCGGCCAGATCGAGCGGGTGATCGGCACCAAGGCGCTGATGAAGCTGTTCATCGCGCAGGGCCGGAACCTCGTCGAGAACCCTGGCGGCGGTGCGCCCGGCAACGCGGGCAACTCGAACGGCGGCTTCCAAGTGTCGGCCGAAGGAGCCAAGGCGCAGATTCAAGGCAAGTTCAACGACAGCGAGTTTATGGCCCGGTACAACTCGCCGAACCAAGCGACGCGCAAGTCGGCCATCGACGAGATGGAGCGTTTGCAAAAAATCGCTACCGGGACCGCTTGACGACGTTTGTGTTTTAAGACTACACCTTCAACAGAGGTGCTTCGGCACCGACCTGCTGGCCCGCAAGACGTGGACAACTGGCGTCAACCCTTTCTTTTGAGGCTGATGCAATGTCAACCGCAGTTCCCGTCCATTTCGTTCAGTCGTACTCGACCAACGTCGCTATGCTGCTCACCCAAAAGGGTGGCAAGCTGTCGGCTGCGGTCAGCCAGGGCTCGTACACCGGCAAGGCCGCGAAAGCTGTCGAGCAGGTCGGCACCGTCAAGCCGGTCAAGAACCTGTCGCGTCACAGCGACACGCCGCTGATTTCGACCCCCGGTGACGCCCGTTGGGTGTTCCCGAACGACTACGAGTGGGCGGACCTGATCGACCAGCAGGACAAGCTGCGTATGCTGATTGACCCGCAGTCGGCCTACACCATGAACGCCGTCAACTCGATGCGCCGTGCGCAGGACGACGAGATCCTGCAAGCCTTCTTCGCTGCCTCGGCGACCGGCGAGAACGGCACTGTTTCGACTGCCTTCCCCGCCGGCCAGATCGTCGGCGTCAACGTCGGCGGCACCGCCTCGAACCTGAACGTCGCCAAGCTGCGCGCTGCCAAGCGTCTGCTGATGGCTGCTGGCGTCGACCTCGACACCGAGCAGGTGTTCATGGCGATCACCGCCTCCGACCACGACGCCCTGCTCAACGAAACGCAGGTCGTGTCGCTCGACTTCAACACCCGCCCGACCCTGGTCGACGGCCGCGTCACCGCCTTCATGGGCATCAACTTCGTGCCCGTCGAGTTCACCGACGCTTCGTCCTATCAGGACGCGACCGTCACCGCCATGACCTCGGGCTCGAACCGCCTGCTGCCGGTGTGGGTCCGTTCGGGTATGCACCTCGGCATGTGGAACGACGTCACGACCCGCGTCGACGAGCGGGCCGACAAGCGCTACTCCACCCAGGTCTATGCCAAGACCACCGTCGGTGCGACCCGCCTCGAAGAGAAGCGTGTCGTCCAAGTCGTCACCACGGGCTGAACCCCGCAACCCTTTAGGGAGAACCCGTCATGGCCGATCTTTATTCCGTCGAACTGGCAGGCTTTGCTTCGCTTCCGCAAGTCAAAGCCAACGCCCCCATCTACGGCGGGCGTCTGCGCCGCTATCGCGCGACCATCAATCTGGCGTCGCAGCCCACCGCCGACAACATCCTTCTGGCTGTTCCGCCGGCGGGCAGCGCCTTCGCTTTCGGCGTCATCGTCGCGTCGGCCTCGCTCGGCACGTCCGTCGTCGCCATCGGCACCAACAAGACCCACGCCTCGAACGGTCAGCTTCGCGCCGCCGCCGTGTTCACGGCCGTCGACACCCCGACCATGTTCGGTACGACCGCCGCAATCGACGACCCGGCTCTGGCCGGCGACACGCCGATCTACCTGACGCTCGCCACCGCCGCTCTGCCCGCTTCGGGCACCCTGGTCATCGACCTGTATTACGCCGGAGCCTGACGCTCATGCCGCAGTACCAGTACGACGGCACCCGACCCGGCAACAAACTCAACGTCACTGAGTCTGCCGGGTCGGCCATTGGCACCAGCGCCGTTCGTGTGACGATCGACAACACCTACGCTCCGACCAAAACAGAGGCGCTGTTGGTGCTAAAGGCGATCTGCGACAGGGTCCGCGAGGACACCTGGCCTCCGGCCTAAAGGAACGCGCACCATGAAGAAGATCCTGCTGGCCCTCGCCCTGGCCTTGTTCGCGCTTCCGGCGTTCGCTCAAGCCACCTATCCGACTGTCGCGGGTTCGCGCGTCAACGGCGTCGTGCCGCTGGCTTGCAACGCAAGCGGTATAAACTGCGCACCGACCAACGTGGCCACCCCCGCCAACAATGCGGACGACGTGGTCGCCACCACTATCGGACAAGCAGCCAGCACCTTCAACTATATCTACGACGGCACGGCCTGGGATCGCCAACGCTCCATCGTGCTTGCGGGCGCCAGTGGAACGGGCGTCACCGCCGTCCACACCGCTCCGACGACCGCAGCGTCAGGGGGGGCACCTTCCGCAACCACCGGCTCTCTCAACTCTGGTCTTGTGGTCAAAACCTCTGCTGGCAATGTCTACGAATGGCAAGTGTCGACCGGCGCGGTTGCTGGCCATGTTATGACTTTTGACGCAACAAGCATTCCCGCCGACGGTGTCGTCGCACCCCTACAGTGCGTCCACGCTCCTGCCAACAGCACGGTCGCCTACAACCCCCCCGTCGTACCCGAGCGTTTCAGTACCGGATATGTGATCGTGTTTTCGACCACGGGCTGTTTTACAAAAACAGCTTCGGCCACGGCGCACATTCGAGTGCGTGCCCAGTGACGCCCACGCCGTAGCTATGATAGGGTGTCGGTATGACCACGAAAACCGACATCGTAAACGGCGCAGCCGTCAAGCTCGGCGTCCAGCGTCTCTCCACCCTTTCCGACGCTTCTGAACTCGCGCGCGTCGCTGATTTGGTGTTTGACCGGGTTGCCCGCGCCGAACTGCGCAAGAACGCGTGGTCGTTCTCGCTAGCCAGTACGTCGCTCGGACGCACGACAGACCCGACCGGCGGGCAGTTTGCCGCCGCTTTTGTCCTGCCGGTCAACCTTATTCGTCTCGTCCAGTTCAACGACGATTGGACGGTCTACGGTCTGTCGCCTGTGACGGACGGCCTGTCGCAGCCCTTCCTGATCGAGGGTCGGACGCTGTTGACCAACGACCTGACCGTCCGCATCCGCTATGTCAGGGATTTGAGCGGCGACACGTCCCTTTGGGATCCAGCGTTTGTCGAGGCCATGACCTGCCGGCTGGCCGTCGAGATGGCTGCGACGTTGACCAAGGACAAACAGAAGACCCGCGATTGCGAAGCCGCTTACCGCATGGCTCTGGCGGAAGCGAAGCGCACCAACGGCATTGAACTGCCGCCGACCGAAAGGCCAGACAGCGCGTGGGTGGTGTCGAGGTTCACCCGTGGCTGACATTGCGCCTATCTGGAACAGCTTCAATGCCGGTGAACTTTCGCCGCTCATGGACGGTCGCACCGACCAGCCGCAGTATTTCTCCGGCTGCAAGGTCATGCAGAACTTCATCCCAACTGCGCAAGGGCCTGCCGCCCGGCGCGGCGGGACGCGCTACATCGGGGCGACCAAGAGCAACGCTCGCGCCTGGCTCGTGCCGTTCGAGTTCTCCCAAGACCAGAGCTACGTCCTGGAGTTCGGCAACAGCTACCTGCGCTTTTGGGTCAACCGGGGCCAACTACTGTTCAGCGGCTCGCCTTACGAAGTCGTCTCGCCGTGGACGTCGGCCGATCTGCTGACCGACGACGGCACACTGGCGCTTCGCACCGCGCAGTCCGCCGACATCATGTGGCAGTGCTTGGCCAGCGGCACTAAAGCCCCCTACAAGCTGTCCCGCCTCGGCGCGACCAACTGGACGCAGACCCTCGTCCCGTTCAATGACGGTCCGTTCAATGACGTCGACCCTAAAAGCACGATCGTCGTGCGCGCATCGGCCACCACTGGCACAGTCACACTGACGTCCAGCGCCGCGCTGTTCCGCGCCTCGGACGTCGGCACGTCGTTCTTCGTTCAGGCGCAGAGTTACTCCGACGTCCAGCCGTGGGTCGCGCAGCAGAACGCTTCGGCCGGCGACACCTGCCAGCACGAGGGCAACTACTACCGGGCGGTGGCCATCGGCACCGCAGGCAAGTTCGGCAGCACGCCGCCCGTCCACCTCGGCGGCTTGGCCAAGGACGGCGACGACAACGTGACCTGGCTGTACCTGCACTCGGGCTACGGATGGGCGAGGATTACGGCTTTCGGGTCGTCCACGAGCGTTACAGCAGACGTGCTCTCCTACATCCCCGACAGCATCAAAGCGACTGGCAGCTTTCCTTCGCCTGTGATTGCTGGCGAAGCCCCCGCCACGGGCACGCCTGTCTATGTCGGCGGCACAAACAGGTGGGCTCGCGCTGCCTTTAATGACACCGACGGCTGGCCCACGAGCGTCGCCTTCTTCCGCGAGCGCCTGTTCTGGGGCCGTGGCCTCAACGTCTACGGCTCGGCCGTCAAGAACTTTGACAACTACGAGCGCTACGAAGGCCCGGACCTGACCACCGAGACGGCTATCAATCTCAAGCTGGCGACCGATCGCCTCGACCTGATCCGCTGGCTCGTCGGCGACCGCACGTTGCTCGTCGGAAGCGCCAGGGGCGAACTGTCAATTCAAGAGGCCACATCGCAGGCGGTTTTCGCCGCCGACAACGTGACCGGGATACCACAGACCGAATACGGTACGACGCAACTTGAGCCGCTTCGTGCGGCCGGCGCTGTGCTGTTCGTCCAGCGGTCGGGGCGGCGGATGCGCGAACTCAAGTTCGACCTTGGCACCGACAGCTACAAGGCCGAGGAACTGACCGTCCTGTCCGAGCACATCCTGCGGCCCGGCGTCATCGACATGGACTTTCAGCAGGAACCCGACAGCCTCGTTTGGTGCGCACTCGGCGACGGTTCGCTCGCCGCCCTGTCCTACAACCGCGAGCGCGGCGTGCTCGGGTGGGCACCGCACTACATTGGCGCACCGGCTTACACGGCAACCGACCGTGCCGACGGCACCCTGGCCGTCACCGGCTTTGGTATTGTCGAGAGCGTCGCGTCCATCGCGCAGCCCGACAACCGCCGCGACGACTTGTGGATGATTGTCCAGCGCACGATCGGCGGCGTGACAAAACGCTATGTCGAGGTCGTCGAGGACAACACCCTCTATGAAGGCGGCTTGGCGCAGTCGTTCTATCTCGATAGTGGCATCAGCCGACTGACGGGCGGGCCGACGACCACGATCACCGGCCTTTCGCACCTAGAAGGCGCGACCGTGCAGATCCTCGCCGACGGCAGCCCGCACCCTGATCGCACCGTGGCCAGCGGCTCTATCACTTTGGATTATTCGGCGACCGTCGTCCACGTTGGCTTCCACGCGCCCGCTCGTCTCAAGACAATGCGCGTCGATGCGTCTGGTCAAGGCGGAACTCTGCAAACCAAAGCCAAGTCTCTGTCCGAGGTGTGGTTGCGGCTGCTCGACACGGTCGGGGGCGGGGCCGGACCGGAGTTCGGGCGCATAGACCCGCTTCCTTTCACAAATCCGCTCGCCACTTTTGGCACTCCGCTCCAGCCGGTCAGCGGCGATTTTGAACTGACCTGGCCGGCGACGATAGACACCGACGGCTATGTTTGCGTCGAGCAAAGCCAGCCGCTTCCGATGACCCTCGTCGCTATCGTCGGCAGGCTCGACCCGGCAGAGGACAGCGCTTGAGCATCGACATCATTCCGGCACGTCCCGAAATGGCCAACGTCTTGACGCTTCAAGGCGCACAAATGGCGCTCGGCCAGTATGCCACGCCCGAACATCTCGCCGCCGCCATGGTCAACGGCTTCGCTCTGGCCGTCGTCGACGGCTCTCGCATCCTGGCGATCGGTGGCGTGCAAACGGTGTGGGAGGACAGGGGCAACGCGTGGGGCCTCTTGACCGATGACATTGCCTACGCCATGCCGGTCATCCACAAGACTGTTCTGCGGGTGCTGGACACGGCACCTCATGCCCGCGTCGAAGCTCAAGTTGCCGCCGAGCACGAAACAGGACAACGGTGGGTGCGTATGCTACGCTTTCGCCACGAAGGCACCATGAAGCGTTTCTTTCAGGGCCGGGACTATGACCTGTTCTCAAGGGTAAAATAATGGCCTTCCTCGCCGCTGCTGTTCCCGCCGTGATCTCAATGGCCACCGCCGCCGGACCGATGGCCGCTGCGGCTATGGGAAGTTCGAGCACATTGGGTCTCGGTTCGACTGCCCTGTCGATGGCCGGCACGGCTGTTGGCGCGATCGCCGAAAAGCGCGCACAGGACTTTAACTCGCGCGTCGCCGACATCCAGGGCGCGCAGGCTGTCGAACAGGCGGCGATCAAGACCTCCGAAATCCAGCGGCGCGGGATACAGACGCAGGCCGAGGCGCGCACCGCCATTGCGCAGAGCGGCCTCGAACTGACTGGTTCGCAACTCGATCTGCTGAACCAGCAACAGCGCCAAATCGAACTCGACGCCCTGACTGCCGTTTACGAGGGGCGTGTCGCGCAGGCGTCGGCGCAAACCGAAGGTCGTCTCGCCCGCTCCCGTGGTCGCAGCGCGCTGCTGGCCGGTGCGATGGGCATGGGCGCACAGGCGTTGAGTGGTCGGGCATCCTACCTGAATAGTCAGACCCGGAAGAAACAGGCGGCAGGCTAATGGTGCGCGCAGTAACGATCAAGACTTCCGCCGAGCGCCGCGAACTTCCAAGCGAGCAGTTCTCGGTGCGCTCGGCGTCCGGCGAGGACTTCGGCGGACAGATCGGTGAAGGGCTTCAAACCCTGTCGAAGGGCGTCACCGACATGAGCGGCGCGATGGAGAACGCCGAACTCCTGCGGCTGCAAGAGCAGCGCCAGCTTCGCGATTTCACGCTCGCCGCCGATTACACGCAGTTCGTCGCCGACAGTGAGACGAGCTTGGCCGAAGCCGGGCAGAACATGGAAGGCGGCGCATGGGAGTTCCAGAAAAACTTCATGCTCAACAACGACGCCAGCTTCGAGCAGTGGGCGACGGAGCGCGGACTGTCGGAAACCGAGCAGGCCGAGTGGCGCGCGAAACACGCCGACGTGCGACGCGGCTTCTCGTCTCGCGCCCTTAACGCTGAGTTCAGCGAGCGCAATCGCTTCTACACGACCACCGTTGGAAACGCAGTCGTCGCGTTGAGCACGCGCATCGACCAAGATCCGACCACTTTTGACGGCTCCGTGGCCGAGATGGAAGCGCTCATCGAGCGAGCAAACGTCTCGCCCGCACAGAAAGAGGCGCTCCGCCTTGCCGGGCGCCAAGACTTGGCTGCCGCACTTGGCACTGCGCTTGTGCAGCGCGACCCCGACCAGTTCCTGCGCATGACGGGCGGCGTCGTCCGCCCAAGCGCCGACGTCTTGAGCACAAAGCTGCCCGCCGACATAGCCGCAGCCGTCGCTCAAGTCGAAAGCGGAAACGTCGACGGCCTCGTCAGCGAAGATCCAGATGGCGCAGGCCCTGCCGGCGGCGGTGCTGTCGGGCGGATGCAGCTTCTGCCCGCGACGGCCGAGCGCATGGCCAACAAGCTCGGCGTCGAGTTCGATGTCGAGCGCTTGCGCACGGACGGCGATTACAACCGCAGTCTCGGCCAAGCCTACCTGCAAGAACTGACCGACCGCTACGACGGCGATGTCTTCCTCGCTATCACCGCCTACCACGCGGGCGAGGGCAACGTGGACGGCTGGCTCCAGAGCGTCGGTGATCCGCGAGAAGGCGAGATCACGCGCGAGGCATGGCTCAACGGTGTCGAAAGCCGAGGCAACCCGCGCTCGGCCGCGTATCCTCGCAAGGTGCTGGAGCAACTTGGGGCGACTGACGCACTGACAGGCGGTGCGCCGGGCGGCGAAACGGTCGAAACCGCCGAACTTGACCCGCGCCTTGCCGACCTGCCCTACGAAGAGCGCATCCGGCTGCGTGGCGTGGCCGAGCAGCGCAAGAACCAGCAGCGCCAGGCCGACCAACAGCAGCAACGCGAGGCCTATCAGTCGCGACTGAACGCACTCCAGCTCCAAGTCATTGACGGCACCGCCAGCGTCGAACAAATCGCGGCGGCGCGCGAAGCAGGTTGGTTGACGGACGCTGGTGACATCCAGAACCTCAACAACCTAGCAAGGCAACGCGCTCAAGAAACTGCCGCCATTGACCTGTACGACACCATGACGGGGTCTGGCGCAGCGTTCGATCCCTACAACAACGACCACAAGGACGCGGTCAACGCGGCCTTTACGCGAGACCCTTCGGCGTCCAACCTCCAAGCCATCGTGGACCGGACAGGCTTTGTGCCTCCTGCCGCTGCCAGCTTTGTGCGGGGCGGGCTCCTGTCCAAAGACCCCGAGCGGGTAAAGGCCGTGGCATCGCTGGCCGCAGAGGTTATCACCCGCAGCCCGAACGCTTTCACGGCCTTCGAGGGCGGCGCGGCGATCAATGCTTCGGCCATCGAGTTCCTGCGGCTGACCGAGCTTGGCTATTCGTCCGATAATGCGGCGAGCGAAGTCATGCGGATGAATGACCCCCAAGAGGCCGAGCGCCGGCGCGCGGCTGCACCGCAGGTCAATGCTTTCCGCGAACAACTGCGCCAGTCCACCAATTTCAACGTGGCGACTGCTGACTTCGGCGGGAGGGCGCTCGGCACGCGGCAAGAAGCCGCCGTCATCGCCGACTACAGCGCCATCGCACTGGAACATTTTGAACAATACGGGAACCCGGAAGCCGCCCGTGCTTTCGCCCGTCGGCAGGTCGGCGCGCTGTGGGGCGAAGCGGCCAACGGCACGGTCGTCAAATACCCGCCCGAGAAAATCTATCCGCCCGTCGGCGGAAGCCACGACTACCTCTACCGCCAAGCGGCTGCGCGCGTTCAAGAAACTGCGGGCGTCGAAGTGGATCCGCGTCAGATTTTCCTGATGCCGGTGCCAGGCGTGACAGGTGCGGAATGGCGGGCAGGGCGACCGCCCGCCTATCAGGTGTTCTACCGCACCGAGGTCGATGGCCAAGCGGTCTACGACACTGTTCCCGGCGCATATCGTTTCAACGTGCCGACCGCAGCTTTGGCTGAAGAAAGCCAACAGAACCAAGAGCGGTTCGAGCGTTCGCGCCAACGCCGCCAGAACCAACAGCAGTTCCCCGGTCGAAGTGCGCCCGGTATGCCGGGCGTGGGAGGCATAGGCTTCTGATGTCGTTCGTCGATCCTGCCCTGCCTGGCGCACAAATCGGCTCCCTCGGGGGGCTGGAAGCTATTGAGCCTGTCGCCCCCCGCGCACGCTCGTCGTTCGGCCAAGTCGTTGAAGCTGCGTTCGAGCGCGAGAACCCTGTCGTCTCAGGTATCGACGCGCTGTGGAACGGCATGTCGGTGTCTTCGGCGCGCGACCCTGAGTACGATCCTTGGAAGGACATCCAAGGCACGCCCTACGAAGCGTTCTGGCGTGACTTTGCGGACAGCCCGAACGCGGGCACGACGACCCTGCTCAAGAACCAGATCGACGATGAGCGCGAGAATACGCAGATCCTGAGCGCGGCCGGCGGCTTCGGTGTCGCCGCGTCCGTCGTCGCTGGCATCCTCGACCCAACAATCCTCATCCCTGTCGGCGGTCAGCTTAAAGCCGCTGCGACAGGCGGGCGGGCCATTGTCCGCAGCGCGGCTTCTGTGGGCGCAGCGGGTGCCGCTGGTACGGCGATCTCTGAAGGGCTGCTGCAAGGCTCACAAGTCACGCGCACGGCGCAGGAAAGCGCTATGGCCGTCGGGTCCGGCGCTCTGTTGTCCGGCTTCCTCGGCGCAGGTGCTGCCGCGCTGCTGAACCGTGTGGACAAGAACGCCTACGAGGCGACGCTCAAAGCGTTCGACACCCTCAACACAAACACGGCCAACCCGCCGCTTCGCCCGACGTCTGCCGGCGCCATGGCGACAGATACGTTCAGCCTAGACGAACTGTCACTTTCGACGACGAGCGGCTTTGGCCGGGCGATCGACGTCGTGGCCAAAGCGTCCAAGTGGGTCGGGCCGAACATGCGGCTCCAGTTCAGCCCGTCGCCCGTCGCCCGGCGCATCGCGCAGCAACTGAACGAGGGCTCCCTCTTCCAGCGTCGTCACGACGAACGTGGCACCCTTGGCCCTGCGGTCGAGACGCTGGCGCGCGGACTGTTTGAGGGTCGTCTCGCCACGGCCAACAAGCAGTACAACGCCCTGTGGCTGGAGTTCAAGAAAGCCACGAAGGGCACAAGCCGCCGAGACTTCAACAACGCTGTCGGCATCGCCATGCGGCGCAACGACGAGAGCGCCGACCCGTTCGTCGCCCGCGCTGCGCAGTTGTGGCGCAAGACAATGTACGAGCCCTACCTTAACGACGCGATCAACGTCGGATCTCTGCCGGCGGACGTCAGTGTCGAGACGGCGGCATCGTATCTGAACCGCGTCTGGAACCGGGCCGCACTGGTCAACGGGCGCGAAAAGTTCCTCCAGATCAACGCCGACTATTTCGGCAAGAACTTGGCGCGGAACTTCGAGACGGACACCGAGGCGCTGACCAAGCGCAAAGAGAAGGTCGAGCGCCAGATCCGGCTGCTGAAACTGACGCCTGAAGAGCGCGCGGCTGCGCTCACGGATGTTGAGGCGCGTGGTGCCGCGCTCGACGCGGCCAACGTCGAGAACGTCAATCGTGTGTCCAACATCAACGACCTGCGCTCGCAGCAGAAAGAAGCCCGCAAGCGCGGCGACGCGGCGACCGTCAAGCTCTTGGCCGACCAGATCGCAGCGGAGCAGGCCGCAGGTGGCGAGCGGCTGCTGGCGTATTTGGCTGACAGGGCTCGACTGCGCGACGAGCGCCGGCGCGTCGACATGAACATCGCAGGCGTCAACGATCGGCTGGACAGGACGCTCCAGGCTCTCGTCGACCTCGAAGAAAAGAACGTCGCCAGCCTTAATCGCCTGATCTCGCGGGGTCGTGTGCTCGAACGCGAGATCAGACGGCTGAACCCCGAGAAGGCGCGGGAGAAGGTGTCGGCCCTGCGCAACAGCTTTATCCGTCTTGCCGAGCAGGCGGACAAGGCGCTCGACCGGCAGGCTGCGGCACTGGCCAAGATGGACGAAGCGTCGGCCAAGGCAAAGGCCGAAGGCAAGGGTGTCGACGTCGCAGCCGGCGAGCGCGACGCCCGCGCCCGTGCGATGATCGACAAGGAGATCGAGCGCCAACAGAAACGCTCCGACCAGATGAACCGCGTGGCCGAACGTCTCGACGCCGCCGAGGCGCTGGACGTGGACGCGACGCTGCTCGAAGTGAAGAATGCCGTTGACGAACTGGTGAAGGACGTGTCGCGCCTGTCGATGCAGAAGGGCGAAAAGGCTGCGCGCCTCAAGGCCCGACTCGAACGTCTCGACCCCAAGAAGGTTCAGGCCAAGGAGGCCGAACTGCGCGAAGCGGCCTTGAAGGCCGAGCGCGACTACAACAGCCGGTGGATTGGTTTCCAAGACGAAGACGGCAGCTTCACCACCGCCGGCCGCGACATCGGCGCAGACGTCTACGACAAGCTCATCGGCCTCGACAGCCAGGTTGGGGCGTCGCAGGCCCTGTCGAACATCGGCCTGTCGCCCCTCAAGCGCGGCCCGCTCAAGGACCGCACCTACCAGATCCCTGACGAACTGATCGAGGAGTTCCTCGAAAGCGACATCGAAGAGATCGCCAGCATCTACGGCCGGACTATGGCCGGGGACGTTGAACTGACGCGCCAGTTCGGCAGCGCGGACATGAGCGCGCAGATCGACGAAATCGTCGCCAACTACCGCGAACTCAAGGACGCGGCGGGCGCAGCGACCACAGGCAAGAAGGCCCTCGCCGCTCTGCCCGACGATCTGGCCTCGGCCTACGAAGGTCCGGTGACGCGAGACAAGGTGCTCGAGTTCCTCGACAAGAGTGAGCGCAGCGACCTCGACGACATCAAGGCTACGCGCGACCTCGTGCGCGGCACATACAAAGCGGCCGAGAACGCAAGCACGATGGGCGGTATCGCCCGCAACCTCGGCGCTTTCAACTACCTGCGCCTGATGGGCGGCGTCCTGCTGGCCAACCTGACCGAAACTGTTCGCCCGGCCATGGTCGTCGGGTGGGGACCGTATCTGTCGCAGGGCATCGGCCCGCTGCTGACAAACCTCAAAGCGATCAACCTGTCCGTCAAAGACGCGCAGATGTTCGGCGTGGCCACCGAGCGGTGGGGCCAGAACCGGCTGATTGATGTGGGTGAGATCGGCGACCCGATGCGCCGAGGCACGCCCTTCGATCGCATGGCCGGGAACCTCGTGAACACCGCCTCGCGGTGGAGCGGCCTCGTCTACTTCACCGACGCGATGAAGGGCATCTCCAGCGTCCTTGTCCAGAACCGCATCATCAACAGTATCCTGGACGGCAAGAACGATCGACTGATCTCCTTCCTTGAGATCAGCCCTGCCAATGCCGAGCGCATCGCCGAGCAGTTCCGGCTGCACGGCGAGACGCGAGGCAACACGCGCATCGCCAATCTCGACCGCTGGACGGACGGCGAGGCCCTGCGCGCTTACGGCGCCGCAGTGCGCAAGGACGTCAACAGCATCATCGTCACGAAGGCGGTCGGCGACGTGCCTCTGTTCGCCAACGAGCCCGCAGGCAAGATCCTCCTCCAGTTCCGCAGCTACATGCTGGCCTCGCACCAGAAGGTGCTGATGCGCGGGATGCAGGAGAGCAAGACGAACTTCCTGTCGGGCATGATGGGTATGACGGTCGTCGGCATGATGGCTGCTTACCTGCGCGCTTGGCGTGGCGGTGATGAGCGCCGGCGCAAGTTCGAGGAAGCCGCGTCCAACCCCGGCTATCTGATCGGCGAGGGGCTCGACCTGTCCGGCATCTTTGCCATCCCGTTCGAGGCGGCGAACACGACCGAGAAGCTGCTCAAGGGTGTGTCGTCGGATTTGGCTGGGACGGGCCTCGAAGGCGTATCGCTCAACCCGATCAAGACACCGCTTCTGTTGGGCGGCAAGCTCGTCAGCCCCGACGCCTCGCTGCAAGGCTCCAGCACCCGCTTCGCCAACGTCGACCCGGAGGGTGCGCTGTTGGGGCCAAGCGCCAACCTGCTGGGCGACATTGCGCGTGGCCCGCTGGCTGCGGCATCTGCTTTGATCACAGGGCAGACGCCCACCGAGGCCGAACTGCGAACCACGAAGAAACTCGTGCCGTTTGCTGGTTACCCTGGCGTCCACGAAATGCTACAGGTCTTGACTGAGGACAGCCCTTACCTGCAAAATACGCCCGACACCCCGTGAAGCCCGCCGACGCGGATAACTCGCTCCAGTCTTGAACCCGAGAGCGAGCCGCCATGACCGTCAACACGACGCCGGTTGAGATCAACTACACGGGCAATGCCTCGACGACGGTCTTTGCCCTGCCGTTCGCCTTCGCAGCCAATGCGCACGTCGTCGTCACCATTGAAGGTGTCGTCCAGACATCAGGCTATTCGATCGCCGGCGCGGGCAACCCTGCGGGCGGCACGCTGACCTTCAGCACAGCGCCGCTGAACGGTGCAATGATAAAAGCGCGTCGGCGGACGCCGCTGCTCCAAGACATCGACATCATCAACAACGCCACAGTGTTCGCCTCGTCGCTCGAAACCGGGCTGGACTTTGCGCTGATGCGTCAGCAGGAAGAGGCTTTTGATCGCGCAGCCCTCGACACTGCGACCACTGCCGCCTTGGCTCTGAAAGTCGATAAACCAGTGGGCGTCGGCTTCATCGCACAAGACGTGGACGGCGACAGTTACATCTCGGCCGGCACAGGCGGTGGCGACGCGGCTCTGCGCACCGATTTGGCCGGCGCAGCGGGCGCGGCGCTGATCGGCACGACCTATGGCGGTTCGGCGCAATCAACGCTCGACAGCATTCAACTCGTTCAGGCCCGCCAAGCCAGGGACTATCCGCCTTGGAGCGCGGGCGTCTATTACGGCGACGTGTGGCCCTCAAGCAGCGCGGGTTACAACGTAGCCGCCGTGCGTATGAGCGCCATCCTGATCCTCGTTCGTGTCTACCGCAGCGGTATTGTTGACGAGTATGTCTTGAAAGACCCGTCCGGCGAAGGCGGCGACGGCGGTGTTGCTGGCGGTTGGCAGTTGGTTTCTTGGCGCGGATTTGTTCGCGGGCGTTTGAAGCTGTGGCTTGAGCAGCCTGCCGAGGCGGGCATCCGAACCACGACAGAGTTCGCCATCAGGATCGTAGACTCTGCGTCTTACTCCTACGACTCTTCGGGAGAAACAAACCAAGGTGCTTACAGAGGCTACGGCCACGGCGGCATGGTAAATGTTCCCGCAAACAACACTATTATTCTGAGCGGAGGCGGCGCCAATCTTCAATCTATTGTAAACTGGCCGGTTGGAACCCGTAAATACGGCTCTAGCTTAAACATAACCTGCGTCTTTTTTCTTAAGTATTTTGGCGTGGCGACACAAGCGGCACAGCTTACGATCGACACCACTTTCAACGCGACGCAAGGACTGTCAGAGGCTCTGTCGTGGACCGCTTTGATTGCAGATGTCGGTTGGAACGACAGTTATGCGCCTATGCACGCCGTAAACGCAGCGGTATCGGCCAACCGCGCCAAGTTGGGCGGGCAGACCGAGATTGTCCTGAACCAGGACGGCACGCAAAAAGGTAACTGGAATACGACCACACCGTCTCCGGTCCTCCAGTTTTATGATGTCAGCGATCCGACAATCGTGGCCGCTGTGCGATCTGTTTACGGCCCGCCGCTGCGCAAAAACGGCACAAGCATCAGCCCTGCATGGGCGCTTAACCGCTTTGGTCGGGTCCACGTTACTGACGACGCGGATTTTTCCAAGTTCCGTGTCTTCGTCGCGTCGTCAGAAGAAATTCCGCCGCGCACGGCTTGGCCTATGCTGGTGGGCGATACTTACACAACGCTATCCTATCGCCGAACCGAATACCTGCCCGGCGGGCCGACCTAAACAGTAACTGAGAGTTAAGTGATGACGCTGCATTCTGATGCTCGTAAGCTGAACTGGGCCATGATCGGCGTCATGCTGACGCTCTGCATCCAGATCGCCGTCCTCGTCTTTTGGGGCGGCGGCATCAATCAGCGCGTGGCCAGCCTTGAGCGCATCGTCGGCCCCCTGGCCGACGGGACGCTGGCTCGTCTCGATGAGCGCACCCAAGCCATGAAGGAACAACTTGACCGCATAGAGAAGCGCGAGGGGTCATGAACCTGCCAGATCGCAACTACGCCACGCTCGACGCGCTGGCCGTCATCGGCTCACTCGTGATCGTCGCCGGTATTGTCGCCGGGCTTTTCGTCTTCAAGCTCGACCCGGCTGTCGCCCCGATCGTCTCGGCCCTGGCCACGGCGATCCTCGGCATCCCTGTCTCCTACGGCGCGTTCCGGTGGGGCAGCAGCGTCGGCGCAAAGAACGCACAGAACCCGGCCGGGCCTGCCGCTGCGGCTGCTGCCGACCAAGTCGCACAGGCGGCTGACGACGAAGCCGCCCGCATCAAGGAACCGACGCCGTGACCACGCCCGATGAACGCTTCGATCGCTGCCTCCGGGCCGTCCTTAAGCACGAGGGCGGTTACGTCGACCACCCGCGCGACCCTGGTGGCGCGACGAACCTCGGCATCACGCTCGGCACGGCCAAGGCATACCGTCTCGACCTCGACGGCGACGGCGACGTCGACAAGAACGACGTGCGTTTGCTGACACCCAAGACAGCCGCGCCTGTCTACAAGGACGGCTACTGGCTCAAGTGTCAGTGCGACAAGCTACCCGCCGGCGTCGACTACATGGTCTTCGACCTCGCCGTAAACAGCGGCACGAACCGGGCGATCCGCTATCTCCAGCGTGCCGTCGGTGCCGTCGAGGACGGCAAGATCGGGCCGAAGACTTTGCGCGCCGTCGAGGTGCTGGAGGAAGCGGCTATCATCCGGCGCATGTTCGAGATCCGCGAAGCGTTCTACCGCTCGCTGCCGACGTTCGACACCTTCGGCAACGGCTGGATGCGCCGGCTACACGACGTCAAGATTGCCGCGCTGGTGTGGACGTGACCCGCGTTCCGTGGCGATTGGTCGGCTACGTCCTTGCCGCCGTGCTGGCCCTTGCCGCGCTCAATCACTTCGCCGGGTTCGTGCCGTTGACGCCGCAATGGTCGGCGCGTCAGGCCGTGGCCAAGACCGAGCGGCTGGAAGGCCAGGTCTCGACCTTAGAACGCGAAGCGGTAGGACAAACAACCATCACAAAAGCAACGGAAACATTTCACACGCGCGAGGTTGTGCTTCGCGACCTTACACGCCAAGCCGAAATAGAAGCAAGGAACGCGCCCGATGCCGAGACGCCCTTGGACCCTGCTCGCGTGGACCGTCTTCGGGCTGCTGATCACCGGCTGTGCAGCGCATACCCCGCAATCTGCCCCAATCCTGATGCTGCCGCAGGCGGCGCGGATGCCGTGCCAGTTGCCGATGATGCCCGATAACCCGACCATTTCTGACCTTGAAATCACGCACGACGCTAGGGGGCTAATGCTGGCCGTATGCGACGGTCGGAGAGATTTAGCGGTCCAAGCCTTCGACGCACAGTCGCGGGCGCTGACGCCCCCTTCCCGCCCGTGGTGGCGTCGTCTGATGGGTGGATGATGGCCCTGTCCTTCATCCCGCCCGAAGACAACGAATACCCCCGCTGGGTCACCGAGACCCAGATCAAATATCTCGAAGCCATTAAGGAACACGGCGGCCAGAACGCCGCCGCCAGGGCTCTCGGTGTCGCCAAGAGTTCTGTGAACGAGGCAATCGCCACCTACAGAAAGGAGGCAGCCCGGCGCGGCCACGCCCCCGGCCATTTCGATGACGGTGTCGCCCCCGGCTATCGCATGGGCAAGGTCACCGTCCAGCGCGGTCCGAGCGGGGTGGAGCGGGTTTGGGAGCGCCAGTCGCCCGACGCCAAGGCGCAGGCTGAACGGTTACAAGCGATCAAGGCCGGGCTGCTTGATCGGCTGGAGCCTGTCGCGCCGCTGTCCGCCCCGGATTACACGGACGACGATCTGCTGACGGTCTATCCTCAAGGCGACCCCCATGCGGGCCTGTATGCGTGGAAGGACGAAACCGGGCAGGGCTTCGACCTGGTGGAGTTCGAGCGCATCACAAAGGCCGCAATCGACCGGCTGGTGGCCTCTGCCCCGCCCTCGGCCCACGCCCTCTACATCGACCTAGGCGACAGCCTTCACGCCGACAACAACGCCAGCCGCACCAAGAGTGGCCACCACCTCGACACGCACGGTCGTCATGCCGAGGTCGTTCGCGCCAACATCCGGTGCAAACGCCACCACATCGCCCGTATGCTCGAGAAGCACCTGCACGTCACCGTCCGCATCAACCCAGGGAACCACGACGGCATCACCGCCCTGATGCTGGCCGAGATGATGGCGGCGATCTACGAGAACGAGCCGCGCGTGACTGTCGTCACCAGCCCGAACCCCTACTGGTTCTACGGCTTCGGCGCGAACCTGATCGGCACCACGCACGGCGACGGGGCGAAGGGGGCGAACCTGCCCCTGCTGATGGCCGTCGATGCCCCCGCTCTGTGGCTGGCATCAGAGCACGGCTCCCGCGTCTGGTTCGTCGGTCACGTCCACCACAAGGACGTAAAGGACCACCCAGGCGTCACGGTCGAATACTGCCGCACTCTTGCCGCTCCTGACATCTGGAGCCATGCGAGCGGCTACAGGTCGAAACGATCCATGGAGGCCGTGACCTACCACCGAGAGGACGGCGAAAAGGAGAGGCACACCTGCGGGATGGCAAAACTCGGCTTGGCGGGCCGACCTTAGAAAGTCTTGAGCGCCAGATACTTGTGGCCGCAGTAGAGGAACTCTTCGGCCGCACCCGTCTCGACCGCGAAGTCCAACTGCTTGCCCCATGAGCGCGTGACGTTCGAGGCGTCCTTG